ATAGTTGTAAGTATGTACACTTTCCGCAATATATTGTTTCAAACTTTTCATATTCAGGTCCCTATATTATATTTATCAATTAAGGTTATTTTTTCCGTTTAAAATTTTAAGTAATTCGTTACGGTCTAATGCTTGCCCATTGCCCAATGGGATATTAGGAACATCTTTTTCGGTTTGATTTAGTTTGGCATCAAGTCCTGCTTTTTTAAGTTGTAATTCAATCATTTTTAGTTTTTTATTGATCTTTGCTGTTTTGGCTGTAATAGCATGTCCCAACATTGTTCCTGCTACTCCAAATATTTCAGCACTGAATCTACTATCAACCTGCATACCTAAATCCATTAAATCTTTATAACTATCTTTTGCTAAATCAACTAATTCATCCATTTCTTTATCAGCAGATTCTAATCCTCTTACTTGGGGTAAGGCATTTTCAATTTTTTCCAAATTATTAATTGCTGACTCAGTAATTTCTTTTGTTTGTTCAGGTAAAGGCTCAGCTAATTCGTTTGTGGAAACAGCTAAATCAAATAATTCTTCAAGTTTTTTGGTCATACAGGTATTTATTTACCTCTTTTTCCATTATAGAAAAGATCCTCTTCAGTAATTACACGAAAAGTATATCCTTGTTGTTTACAATATCCCATAGCAGCTTGCCATTTTGCATGATTTATAGCGACTACTGCTTTATCTCTTAAGCTAGCAGTTTTACTTTCAATTAAACTTTGTTTTTTTGGTTTTATTTCTACAACTTCAGCTAACTTTTTTCCGAACTTGTTTTCATAAACAACAAAAAAATCAGGTATATATATTGTTTTTTTACCAGTAATTGGGTTAAGGTATGGGATGCTTAATGCTTCACTCGCCCAATATAAAACATTTTTATTGTTATCACAAAATGTCATAAATGTAAGTTCCCAACCACTTCTATATTTAGGTTTATGTTTACCTACATATTTGGCAGGATTTTTAGGGGTATATATTCCTTGTGCCCATTTGCCCATTTTATAAAATTATATTTCGTGCGACAGGGATGTTTGGTAAAGGAACTCTTGCTATACCATATAGTGATGTTTTAGATTTTAAACTATTAAGATAATAGGCAATTTTTTCACTAACATTAAGTTTATTTGATGTATCACCACGTAATTCACTCAATAATGTTGTAATGTTAATACCAGTTTCTTGTGAAATTCTAAATAGTATGGCAGTAAAATTACCAGCTGTATTAGCATTTTTACTTTTATTATAAAAAAAACTGTAAACTAAATCATATTGATTAGCGTCTACTTTTAAATTTAATGCGTAAAAGCTATCAAATATTGCCACAGTTTGATCAATATTGGAAAGTTTATCAATTCTTGCCATAATTATGGTCCGTATCCTTCTTGATATCCTGCGTATTCAGTGTCATAAACAGTAGAAGATGTTGGTGGTAAAGTTCCAACAGTCGGAGAACCTGCTAATCCAAGTGGTCCAGGTGTTGTTCCCCTTGGTCCATTAAATCTAAATAAACTAGAATTTAATGGATTATTTGTATTTAATGTTGTTTGGGTTTCTGAATCTGTTAATGTAGGGAATGGTGTAGGTCTTCCTCCTACACTACTTTGATTATTTTGATACCAGTTTCCTTGTATATTTTGAGCATTCAGCGTATTGCCCAAAACCTGTCCTCTTAAACCGAGCCCTCGTACCCTTGTAACACGTTGGTTACCAAATAAGTTCGGACTAGGAGTATTGTCATAGCTTTCTGGTAACCCGAATCCTGTAATAATATCTGATACAGTTCTTCCTTGAATTTGTCCATAATTATAAACTACTGTTTCGTAATCTATGGTCATTGTGTTTTTCATGGTTCCGTTACCTTCATCATAATTGTAAGTATCATGCTGAAATGCTGTAATTAACGGATTGATTAAAGTATACGCAACAAAATTATTTTGATAAAATCCAAATACTGTTATACATTTGAAGAAAGGAGTTTTACTACCTGTTCCTGTTCCTGGATTAGGTTCTCCGTAATAACCCCAATCAACATTTCCTGTTTGTGTATCAGAATAAGTTGTACGATTATTATATTCTGATAAAGTGTTTGTTGTGGTAGTTCCACCTGCCCCTGTTATATTTTGTGTATTGTTTCCTGGAACACCACCTATTTGTACTTTTGGAATCCCTCCATCTTTATAATAATATTTGTAATATGCTTCCCACATTTGTGTAACTTGACTAAAGTTATCATCATGAAAAGTCACACTTACAGGATCATAATTTATTTTTGTTTGAACAATTCGTTTTCGATTATATTGATTTAATTTGGCTGTATTAATACTATATGAAGGTAATCTTATATCTTTAACAAATAATCCATAATTGTTCCCTTGTACAGTATTACGTGAAAATGCTAATTGATTTATATCAAAATAAACATGGTATAGATACTTATATTTAGGAGCATTCCTATAAAGGTTTCTCCTAAATATTACTCCTGCGTGTTGGTAATCCCTTAAATTAACCATTAGTTGCTAAGTCACCAGGCTGTCTGGCAATCGGTTGACCAACACCAGCATCATCTGGTTTTTGTAACGCATTGTCATAGCGTAGTGTTAAAGCAATTGTAACAGCGTCGCTGGTACCATAATTAAGTGTTTGGTAATTAGCCTGTTGTAGGTAACAACCATAGAGTTCCCAAGTTTCTAAAATGATTGGAGCTGCCACACCGTTACCACCATCTAAGATATCAATAATTGTAGAAAACTTATAATCACCTCCCGCAGCAGCACTTGCCTGTTGTTGGAAATCTAATTGTTTCTGTAATTGAGCTCCTACTGCTCTTGAAACTTGACCATTAGCATCATCTCTAATGTTCATTGATAAAGGTTGCCATGTGTGTTTTCCAGCAAGATAAATTCTAGAATTGTATACATTTAATGTAATATCGTCAAACTGAACTTGTGGTCGTGCCAAATCAATAACTTGTCTAGTTAAAGCTAAGGATGATTGGTTGTCGTCCAAACTTCCAAAGTTTAAAAACTCAACTCTAAATCTATACTGTAATTTTGGCATCAATAGTGTTTGGTTACCTGTACCACCATCTGAGCCATATACAGAAAGATTGTTTAGTGTGAAAATAGACATTTAAAATTCTCCTGATATAATATTTATCTCAAGTAGAATGGGCCTAAGCCCATTCTAATTAAGTTGTTGCGTTAAAAGATTCACCTGTGTTTAATATCCTTACTGGGATATATATAAATTCAACTGCTTTGACAGGTTGAATTGCTACATCGACCCACAATTCACTTCTATCGATCCTAGCTGGAGTATTATTAGAATCATCGCAAATTACGCTATAATCTAATATACCTCTCAAGGTAACAAGTTCATTCATCAGCGCACTCACAGTATTTTGGACCTGTGATCTAGTAAAAGCATCATTTGGTTCAAAAATAAATGGTCTTGCTAATAGAATAAGTTGTCTTCTAATGTAAGCTACTAAACGTGCTACATTAATTCTATCCAAAGCACTTTGTGAATTAAAACTTGATTTGTTACCATAATTTAATAATCCTTGTCCTGTGAAAAATACAAGAGGATTTATAAAATTAGTGTACAATACATCACGTATACCTAATCTAGTTCTAGTTGTAACAAACTCGCCAGTAGCACTATTAATATATCCAATTGATGTTGCGTTGTCAATAACACCTCTGCGTGTTCCTGCTGGAGCGAACCAAGGATAGGCAATACTGTCATTTCTTAATAAGGTTCTTACCATCATGTGTGACGGTGGCACAGCTACTAGATTACCATTAAAATCACTAGTAAGTCCACTTGGATAAAATAGTCCCATATAAGTACTTCTGCTAACTAATCCTTCTTCCCCTGTTGAAGACGCACCTGCTGCATTAGTTGCCCAAGCTTGAATTGCTGTAGCATTATCTGCTAATCTTAAAGGGGTATCTCCTACTATAAATCCTGTTTCACCACGATCGGCATTTAAAACAATCATGTTAGGTTGTAATTCAGGATAATTTGGGCAAGAAATAATATTAAAGAAAAAGTCTTCATCTCTAATATTAAGGTTGGTATCAATAGCACTTCTCAATGATTGAACAACTACAGCACGTTGTGCCTTACGTCCCATGTATGGACTACCATTTGTTTGGTTTCCACTTATTGTAACCCAAGCATCTTTTTCTGTTGGTAATGTTTCATCTGGAAATCTTACATTATTAAAATAATTTGTTATAAATTGTTTAACATTAAATCCAGAACGTCTTGTATTAAACAATAGCATTCCAACTGGGTAACTTGAACTAGATGGTGCGTCCAAATCTAAATAGTTACTTGTTAATAAAGATATTATAGTTGGAATAGGATCATTAACTGGATTAGTAGTACCATTAGTAGCCCAACGTGCGTCAGCAAATAATACTCCTGATCCGCTTGTTTGATCAGTGTTATCAATTCTTACCCATTTATCTTCAGTATCAACCAATTGCCAACGATTTATTATTGGATAATTTTCCAAATCACTTGTATCTATCCATAAATCACCATAAACTAATGCTGTACCATCACTTTGAGTTGTTGGTTCACTAGCACTTATGATAGGTCCGTTTGGATCAGTGGCATTTGAACCAGTTGGTGTTGGAAAACCATTATTATCATAGTTTTGATTTTTGTAGCCTTTCCAAGCACCGTTATAATTAACCATTATGTCAACTTCATTATCAACGCTATAATACCAATTAGTACCATTGGTTGGATCACCAACTGGTGCTCCTTCATTAGGTGTGTATGTAAAATATCCCCAATTGCTTAGTTGAGTTTTATACATAGCAGTTGTATTTGCCCCTGCGCCTCCAAAAATACTTACTGATGTTACAGCTCCTGTTGAAACTGACATTACTTTTAATGTAAGATTGTTACCAGGTGTCGTACCGCCTAAGCTTGCCCCTGCTATAGTAATAGTATCTCCAACAACATAACCAGATCCTCCGTTACTGATAGATGTTACTTTATAATTACCATAAGGACATTGAATAGAAAACGTAGCTCCCGTTCCTGATCCTGATGTTGAGGTTTGAGTAATATTTGTATATGTAACTATAACCTGCTCACCGATTTTTATATTACTATCAGTATCTATAATAAACCCAGCATCAATCATCATTTGATTGTCGGTTTTAGTAGCTGAAACTGTGTCAACTATAATGACGCCTCCTGCCGTATGAGATATTTGTATAGCTCCACTATCAAGTACTTCTACCGTAGTATATGGTATTCCTGCTAATATCCAAGCATCAACAAAATCAGTAGCATCGGAATTATCTGCTAATGTAACGGTATAGGTATTTGATAAATTAGAACTACTTGGCAAAGATACTTGGACATAACTAGTGTAGGGACCGTTTGTAAATGTTGGGCTGGTATCTGATCCTGTAAATATTGCAGGGCCTGTTGCTAAACGCTCAAATAAGTATATAGGGCCCCATGAAATATTATCGTTAAAACTATATTGAGCATAAATTGTACCAGCTGGAATATTTAATCCACCTTCAGGATCAATAGAATTTGTAACTTGCCAATCATTAATACCTAATGTTACTGTTTTTGGATCCCAAGATGACGTAACTGAATTAAATTCAGAAATAATTGGATCGTAACCAATACCACTTGCTCCTATTTTTATCCAAACTGAACCAGTTGGTCTAGGATATGTTTGACTACTTGACCATAAAGGTTGTTCTGCTGATGTTCCAAGAAACATGGCTGGTTGGTTATATATATCGTCAGGAATTCCTAAATCTGTGTCTAAGGTTCCTGTGGTAGTGGTTTCTAAATAATAAACACTTGTCGTATCACTAATTCTTTGATTGCAAAATAATCTAAGTTTTCCACTAACAACACTGGCTGATACCTCATTAGTTACAGCACTTATAAGGGTTGCCATGTTTGCTACAGTATTATTTGGTGATGCTGGAACAGTAATACTAAAACTAAAATCCCCACTTACATCAATTGTAAGTATATCACCTGCAGTTAATGTTGGATTAGACTCAGTTCCCTCAACTACTGGCCAAGATCGTAACCAATCAACTTGACCAATCTTTGTCCAAAGATTTGAAGAATTTTTATAAAAATATTGAAAATTAAGCGTAGGTAAACCGTTATTTGAATCAGCCACTACAGCATTTACAGCATAACTTCCTACCTGACCTAATGAGGGGATAGGCATTCCCCCACTTATTAGATTAGAATCATTTATAACAATAGGTAATTTATTTGTAAAAGTATTTGTTGTAGAATTATACTCGTAAATACCCCAGTCAGTATTTGTTGTATTTAACCAGTATGTGCCATTGTCAGGGGCACTTGATGGACGACCTGTCTGTCCAACTAGGCTTGCTAAGTCTATATCTGATCTTAAAACATAAATTTGATTACATAAACCAAGTGCTGAATAAGCTGCCAATAGTCCATATTCATTTAATTCATAACCTTGAATAGGAGTCCCATTCGTTGTAGTATAAAAGAATGGAGTACCATAAGTAGTGACTAAATCACGTTGACTTGTAATTGTATATAATTTATTAGCATTGGCTGCTGTTGTTCCGACAGCAACTCCTGTACCGTTAGGATTGGCTTTGTTCTGAGCGGTAGCAACTAAAAAAAATGGAATAGATCCAGTCGGTGCTGGTAGGTATTGAGATTGGTCAGTAATTGTTACTTCAACACCTGGTGATAATAGTGCCATAATATTTTCCTTTATGTAAAATTATGAGGTTTACGACCTGAACCGCATATTATTATTTAGCAAAAAGGTAATATTTTTGTTTACAATCATACCTTCGAAGGTTTTTTATAAATAAAATATGTCTATAATTCGTCCTATATGTTTAAAGTGTAATAAAAACTTTTGCGCTGTAAATTATAAAAGATTAGGAGTTACACATTATCGTAGTATGTGTGATGAATGTGGTCGGAGAAGAAAAAAGCTACAACCCTACAAACCAAATTGGGAAAAAAGTTCCTATAAAAAGAAATCCACATGTGATTTATGTGGCTTTAAAAGTTTGTATGCCTCACAAATCATTGTATTTCATACAGACGGTAATTTAGAAAATATTGAATTAGCTAACTTACGTAGTATATGTTTGAATTGTGTAGAAGTGGTTAAGAAAAAACAAATAATTTGGAAGCGCGGTGACTTAGAAATTAATTATTAAGTTTACCTGTTTATGTAGTTCATCAATAGTTCCATTATTGTCAATGTAATGATCATATTCAAGCCCTACACTACTATATTCACTAGCATGAACCTTATATTCTTTAAGTCTATCTTTGGCTATAGCCCAACCTAGATGGCTTGGACCTTTATTTAAATTAGCAGCATCCTCATACCAAACTGGTTTCTCTCCTCGCTCTACTCTACAGGTAATTCCACCTGATTTTTTAATAGCTAAGACTTCATTAGCAAACCTACAATCTGTAATAACAATATTATCTTTTGCTTGTCTTAGCTTGTTTTCTACACTAGCTACCCATATATCAGCATGAAAACCTTGTCTACATACTTCAGTTCCCCAATATTGCATTGCCCATCTTGGGGTAAGATTTGGCATGTTCAATCTTTCTGCCCACCAAGTATCAACTTGTTCACGCCATTCTCTACTAGATTTTGTTGAACCTTCTAACATCTCGCGGTCCCAACCAAATACTGCTGATAATGCGTCTTTTAAACTTGCTGCAAAACTTAATCGTTTAAATCCATGAAAAGTACATAGATAGTCCGCAATTGTGTCTTTACCACTACCAATAAAACCAGTAACACCTAAGATCATATGGGAACTCCTGTGAGAGATACTTATTTTAAGACAGGACGTATTAAAAGTAAAGTGTTAAGGTTAATCAGAGTAATCTTCTAATTTAAGAATCATGCCAGGTAAAATGTCACCCATATACATGCATTGATCTGTTTCTCGTAAACTTTCTATCCAATTTTCTTCAGTAGTATGGTCTATATCGCCGATTAGTTTTGTTTTATCTAATTTACTAAGATCAACTGTTACTAGTGTAATAGTATCGTATCCAGTTCTTTCTTGGTCAGATTCGGCGTATTCTAACGCAAGATCAGGATTATCCGTTAAAAATACTGAGTGCTGCCTGCCTGCTTTTAATCCTAGTTTTTTAATTGTGTCTATGGATTCTGAAGTTCCATGCCACAACACATCGTGACCTGCATTTTCACAAAGCAACTCACTTATTTTCATTTTAACCTTGGACCCAAGTTAATGGTTGACTATAATCAACATATGCTTTCAATTGCTCAATTAAAGAAGCCTGGGCTTCTTTAGCTTCTGCTTTCATAGCACTACCATTTAATGTTGAACCACCAGAAGGTCCTGCTATACTACCGAATTTTTCTCTTGCCTCACCTATAATCATTTTTAGTTGCGCTAAAATCCAATCACCTATCCAAACACCTGCTCCAGGATCTTGTAGTAATTCTAGTTCAGGTCTTTGGACATCAGCCCATATTAAAATGCGCTCGCCAGTTCCCTTAAAATCACGTACTACTCGCAACACTTTTGTAACAGGATTAAATGTGTATGTCACATATCCACCAAACATACGTGCAGCCAATTCTACATAGCCAGCATAAAAATCATAAGTCGCCATACCACCTGTGTAATTATAATTTAATAAGTAGGTGTTTAATATAGCACTACTAAAAGGATCAAAAGCTGTGCTACTTGGGCCTGTTTCAAGTCCTACTGTTCTACGAAACAATGCTCTTACATTAATAAACTCACTTGGTAATGTATAGGTGTCAATATTTTTAATTACAGTCATTAGTGTATACGATTCTATTGTGGCATTTTGAGCCCTTTGTCTATATACCTTAATCGCATAATTATAAGCAGCCTCATAATGTTGA